GTGCTCAGTATTTAAGTTAATATCGCTTATATGGCTAGAGAAGTCAGTTTCGCCGCCGTCGACAATATTAAAGTTCGTTATTGCTTCGCTTCCGCCTGCATGCAATTGCAGGTCACCAACACGCGGTGACACTCGTGAGCTTTTTAAAACTGCTCCTGTTTCTTTTTTACTTTCTTTATTTACTTTGTTAAATCGTGTAAATACACCACCAAACGCCCGACTTATGCAAGAGGTAGAGGAAGATTTAGAGGTGACTAATTCTTCACATGATTTTTCATTAATAGCAGCCTCAATCTCACCTGATTGGGTATCCATACTACCAATGAGACAGTTATTTAAGTCAGAAGTGCTCACTAGCACTTCAGACAGGCTGCCGTCTCCAGCCTCATGTTGTAGAATGTACTTTTCCTTCCATTCTACTATTCGTTCATCATAAGATGGAACGTTTGTGGGCAATAACATTTATATTTCTTACACAATGTTTCGAACCTATCACACCACAAATCATATACTTCCCGTCCATGGAAAAACAATTCGTGTAAAGCCGATAAAATTGTTGCAATCAACACATTCTTCTCTTCTGACTTTGAACACTTTACGCAGTACAATGATTTCAAAATAGATTCAACACCTATTACTCCAACATGGACTGCCTTCCCTGATGCGTCACACAAACCCTCAACTTTGTGTGAATGCCTCTTCAAAAAATCAGCATCAGGGGAATCCTTACTTATGAATTTCACTAATTGTGCATGTTTCGTAGGCATAGTAAACCCCATACCAATCTCCTTATCTAAATACTCTGCATAAGTCACAATATTGAAGATGTCACGCATACTCTTGTGTACACTACCAAATATATCATCACCATAAGTGCTTATTGCTACTCTGCTCCTAAAAGGCGGTGGTATCATCTTATTTTTCAAATTTAATTGATAATACGCTACTCGAGCTAGTAGGCTATTTGCATTACTATTAAGCACAGCAGTTAAATTGTGACCAGAAGGAACCATGCCCATAAATCTCATCAGTGATCCGTTAAAATTTATTAAACAATAAGCTAAATCTGTGGCTATACCTTGCATGATGTATAGCTCATCCATTGAATAATTGC